ATGGCTTTCAGCGCTGCCGATGCAAACCGCCTGAAACGGTTTCGCAACCTCTCCACGTTTGTCCGGGACTGGTCGCAAACGGGCCGCTCCGAACAAAGGCCGCCCGCAGGCGACTGGCGGGTCTGGCTTCTGATGGGCGGGCGCGGGTCGGGCAAGACGCGGGCCGGGGCCGAGTGGGTTCAGGACCTGGCGGCCGGCAAGACGGCGCGGCCGGGATTGCGCATCGCGCTGGTCGCCGAGACGCTGGGCGATGCCCGCGAGGTGATGATCGACGGGGTTTCCGGCATTTGCCGGATTGCGCGAACGAACCGGCCGGATTTCGAGACCACGCGGCGCCGGCTGGTCTGGCCGAACGGCACGGTGGCGCAGATCTTTTCCTCGGAAGACCCCGAAAGCCTGCGCGGGCCGCAATTCGACTATGCCTGGTGCGACGAGCTTGGCAAATGGAAACACGGGCAGGAGACGTGGGACATGCTCCAGTTTGCGCTGCGGCTGGGAGATTTTCCACGCGCTTTGGTGACGACCACGCCGAGGCCAGTGCCGGTGCTGAAGACGCTGATCGCCGATCCCGGCACCACGACGTGCCGGATCAGGACGGGCGACAATGCCGATAACCTGGCGCCGGGGTTTCTCTTGGCGATGGCCGGGCGTTACGGCGGCACGCGGCTCGGACGGCAGGAACTCGACGGCGAGATGATCGAGGATCGCGAAGACGCACTCTGGTCGCGCGCCGGGATCGAGGCGCTGAAACTGCGCGATACCGGGCCGCTCGGCCGCATCGTCGTTTCGGTCGATCCGCCCGCCGGCATGGGGCAGGGATCGTGCTGCGGCATCATCGTGGCGGGGCTTGACCGCACCGGGCGCGGCGTCGTGCTGGCCGACTGTTCGGTCGAGGGCGCCAGTCCGGCCGGATGGGCGGGTGCGGTGGTTCGCGCCTTCAGGCGGTTCGATGCCGACCGGATCGTTGCCGAGGTCAACCAGGGCGGCGACATGGTGTCGGCCGTGCTGCGCGGCATCGACGCGCAACTGCCGGTGACATCCGTCAGGGCATCGCGCGGCAAATGGCTGCGGGCGGAACCGGTGGCGGCGCTCTACGAGCAGGGCCGGGTGGTGCATGCCGGATCGTTCCCGGCGCTGGAAGACCAGATGTGCGATTTCGGACCGGATGGATTGTCATCGGGCCGCTCGCCGGACCGGCTGGACGCGCTGGTCTGGGCGCTGACGGCGCTGATGCTGGACGGCGGCGGCGAGCCGCGGGTCAGGGGGATTTGAAGGGGTGGTTTCGTGTGCGTAGCGGATGCCACGAGTACGTGGCGGTCACCCCACCCCGGAGCTTTGCTCCGACCCTCCCCCTCAAGGGGAGGGTGTCTGGCGGCAAAATCGGCGAATTATTTGCCTGCCGTTGTGGAAGACGGCTTGGGTGCCGCCGATGCGGTTTCGCGGATCTGGCGCCACTCGTTTTCGAGGCGTTCGAACTGGGCCTGGGAGATTTGCTGGGCCGGCATGAGCGATCCTTTCGTTCTTTCTGCAACGACCGACAACGCAGTCCGAGGCGGAAGGTTCCGCGCCGGTTGCGCGCTGGCGGCCGGATAATCCGGAGAGGCGATCAGCGCTTGTCGTCTTCGGTCGCAGGGGATTTGGGCGTGGAGGAGGCGTTTGCGCGCATCTCCTGCCAGGCAGTTTCGAACCGGTCGAGGATATGCTGCGGTACCGTCGCGCGGGTGGTATCGGCCTGTATCTTGCTCTGCGCGTTCATTCGATCCTCCTCGATCAAGGCAATATCATATTGCTGGATTCAGATTTCACATCCTAAAGCCAAAGTAAATCAGGGTATTAAACAGTTTAAACGATTGAAATTAGTTAAATCGATTTAGAGTCACGACTTTTTTCAAGTGTTGTGACCGGAACGGAGGGCGGATGGTGTTTGTGCGAAAAACCTTCTTCGATGCGGTGCGTGTTTCGCTGTTCGACGGCGTCTTGCAACGGCGCCAGGTGACGGGACTGACGGCGATTCTCGATCGCGGCGAGGGTGCCGCAGAGACTGATGATCGCTGGCTCGCCTATATGCTGGCGACCGTTCATCACGAAACCGGCCGGACAATGCAACCGGTGCGCGAGACCTTTGCCGCAAGCGATGCGCGGGCGATCGTCCTCCTCGACAGCGCGTTTGAACACGGCCGTCTGCCCTCCGTGTCTGTGCCCTACTGGCGGCGGGACGCGCAGGGGAAGAGCTGGCTGGGGCGCGGGCTGGTGCAACTGACGCATAGGGCCAATTACGAAAAGATGGCGCAGGCAACGGGCATCGATCTGGTGTCCCGGCCAGAGCGGGCGATGGAGATGGCCGTTGCCATCGACATCCTGTTTACCGGCATGCGGACCGGTGCGTTTACCGGCCGCAGGCTCGATCAGTATTTCTCCGCAGACAGAGAGGACTGGACCGGGGCGCGGCGCATCATCAACGGCCGCGACAGGGCGGCGCTGGTGGCAGGGTATGGCAGGCGGTATCTCGCGGCGATCCGGCTGGCCGCGGCAGCGTAGGCGATATCGGTTTTCATTTGTGTTTCAGGCTGGGCGGCATTCAAGGATAGCAACACATGAAAAATCCATTCCGTCTGCCGTGGCGCCGCCCGGTTGAGAGTGCGCGCGAAACCAAGGCGGCGTCCGGCTTCATTGCCCTTGCGCAGGAGGGGCGGGCGCACTGGACCGGGCGCTCCTATGCGGCACTTGCCCGCGAAGGGTTCATGCGCAATCCGGTTGCGCACCGGGCGGTGCGGCTGATTTCCGAAGCCGCGGCAAACGTGCCGCTGCTCGCCTACGAGGGTGCGCAGGAGCGGACCGGGCATCCGGTTCTGGCGCTTTTGGCACGGCCGAATGGGCGGATGGGGGGACATGACTTCCTGGAAACGCTCTATGGCCATCTGCTGCTTTCCGGCAATGCCTATATCGATGCGGCCGAGATCGGCGGCGCACTGCGCGAACTGCACCTGCTCAGGCCGGACCGGGTGCGCATTCTCGAAGGGCGTGATGGCTGGCCAGAGGCCTATGAATACCGGGTCGGCAGCCTGGTGCGGCGCATTTCGGCCGGCGAGGACGGGCTCTTGCATCTCAGATTGTTTCATCCGCTCGACGATCATCTCGGCTTTCCGCCGCTGGCGGCGGCACAGATGGCGCTCGACCTCTCCAACGCGGCGGCCACCTGGAACAAGGCGTTGCTCGACAATTCCGCCCGTCCTTCCGGTGCTTTGGTCTACCAGCCGAAGGAGGGCGGCAATCTGTCGGCCGATCAGTACGACCGGCTGAAGAGCGAACTGGACGAGGGCTATTCCGGCCCGATCCGCGCCGGGCGGCCGCTGCTGCTCGAAGGCGGGCTCGACTGGAAGGCGATGGGGCTTTCGCCGAAGGACATGGATTTCGTCGAGGCAAAGAACGGGGCGGCGCGCGACATCGCGCTTGCCTTCGGGGTGCCGCCGATGCTGCTCGGCATTCCCGGCGACAACACCTATGCCAACTATCAGGAGGCCAACCGGGCGCTCTACCGGCTGACCATCCTGCCGATGGTTTTTCGCACCGCAGCGGCGCTGTCGGGATGGCTTTCCGGGCGGTCGGGCGAGACGGTGAAGCTGGTGCCTGATCTCGACCAGGTGACCGGGCTGACCGGCGAACGCAGCGAGGTCTGGGCCCGGATGAAGGACGCGGATTTTCTGACCGATGAGGAAAAGCGGCAGGCGGTGGGGTATTGAGGGCGGCACTTGAGGAGCGGGTGTCTTGGTGATATTTTGTTATACGCCGTATAACAAATGGAGGCGATGATGGCCAAGCCCGTTCTGTCCGATCCGATCGCGTTGCGTCTGCCGGTCGATGTGCTCAAGGATATCGAAACGATCGCCGCAACGGCCGACCGTTCCCGCAGCTGGGTGATGGTTCGGGCGATGCGGTATTATCTTGCCACGGAAGGCAAGGATATTCTCGAGATAGAGCGTGCCCGGGAAGGCATGCGCCAAGGCAAGTTTCAAGATGTGGACACCTTGCTGGATGAATTGGATGCGCTGAACAAGGATGATGCTGCTTGAAGAAGTTGCGCATTTCCGATGAAGCCTCGGCTTATTTAAGGGCTGAGCGCGCGTATCTTGCCCGCTTCGACAAGCGGGCTGCATCGGCGATGATCCTGCAGATCCGGCAAGCGATGGAGATGCTTCGGCGATTTCCACTGGCGGGAAAAGCCATGGATGTGCCGCAAGGGGTGCGACGGTTTTCGGCGCCGCCCTATATCATAGACTACGAGGTCGTGGACGAAACCCTGGGCATTCTCATCGTTCGCCATGCTCGTCAGCACGACCCGGACATTGCCGCCGACACGAGCGACGATTTCGAAGATATCTGATTGTTTTCCGGTATTTGAAACGGCCACCGGATTCTGTTTTCGGGCTCGTTACACCGGTGCCTGATGCCGTGGATTCAGTTTCTCAACACCACGCCGCAACCGATTCAAAAGATTCACAGAATGCTTCAGCTGACGCCGCGTCAAGCTGCGCATCACCCCGCGGCAGTTGGCTGCGACCGGGTGAGGACGATGCAATTCCAATAATAGCATCAAGGACTTAACAAATGGCTGATTTCGGCAATGATCCGGGCCTTTGGGCTTCCAAGGGTATCGGCGCTGCGGCCGGGGCTGCGGTGTCGCTGATCTACATGTTGCCGAAGGGCAGGCGCGAGGCGGGGTCGAGGTTTTTCACCGGGCTTGCCTGCGGCCTGATCTTCGGCGGTCCAGCCGGGCTCTGGATTGTCACCAAGCTCGATATCGCCGGCAGCCTGTCGGGCATCGAGGTGATGCTGACGGGCTCGGCAGCCGCCAGTCTTTCGGCCTGGTGGGTGCTCGGCGCCGTGGTGCGCATGGCGGAACGGTGGAAGCAGTGAGCAGTGAGTAGCGAATAGGCAGTAGCGAATAGCCAGTCGTCACGTTTCTACTGGCTACCCCCCCCCAAAAAAAATTCGGAGAGACACATGACGACCGACAGGATGCCTGTCTGGCGAACGCAGAAGTTTGCCAATCTGACGCTGTCCGGGGTGACCGGGGAGGGGAAGTTCTCCGGCTATGCCAGCATTTTCGGCGAGGTCGATCTCGGCAAGGATGCGATTGCACCGGGCGCTTTTCAGCAGTCGCTGGCGCGGCGCGGTGCGAGCGGCGTGCGCATGCTGTTCCAGCACGATCCCGGCGAGCCGCTGGGGACCTGGAAGACCATCCGCGAGGATGCGCGCGGGCTTTACGTCGAGGGGCTTCTGTCGCCGGGCGTGGCAAGGGCGCAAGAAGTGCACATGTTGATGAAGGCGGGCGCGCTCGACGGGCTGTCGATCGGCTTCCAGACCGTCAAGGCCAGGACCGACGGCAAGACCGGCGTGCGCCGCATCCTCGAAGCCGATCTCTGGGAAATCTCGATCGTCACCTTTCCGATGCTGCCATCGGCCAGGGTTTCGAACGTCAAGAATGCGCGGTTCTTCCGCGACACGGAAACGGAGCTCGTGCGCACGATGCGGCGGGCGGCCCGGATGATGAAGCTCTCTGACAGAAGGATACATCGATGAACGAGACGAAAAACATGGCGCAGCAGGGCAAGGTTGCCCCGGAAACCAAGACCGCGCCCGAAACGATGACGGCGGCGTTCGAGGATTTCATGGGTGCCTTCGAGGCATTCAAGGAAACCAATGACCGTCGGCTGGGCGAGCTGGAAAGCAAGCTGACGGCCGATGTCATCACCCGCGACAAGATGGACCGTATTTCGCGCAGCATGGACGAGCAGAAGCGCGTCATCGACCAGCTGGCGCTGAAGAAGGCGCGGCCGGCGCTGGGCCGCAGCGGCGAAGCAAGCCTTGAGACGATGGAACACAAGGCGGCGTTCGAAAGCTATATCCGCCGGGGCGACGAGCAGGCGCTGCGCGAGCTGGAGGCCAAGGCGTTTTCGATCGGTTCGGCCAGCGATGGCGGCTATCTGGTGCCCAACGAGACCGACACGGACATCGGCCGCCGGCTTTCGGTGGTCTCGCCGATCCGCGCCATGGCAACGGTCAGGCAGGTCTCGGGCGCGGTACTGAAGAAACCGTTTGCGCTGTCCGGCATGGCGACCGGCTGGGTGGCCGAGACGGCCGCGCGGCCGCAGACGACGACACCGCAGCTGGCCGAACTCTCCTTCCCGACCATGGAACTCTACGCCATGCCGGCGGCGACGGCGGCCCTTCTCGACGACGCGGCCGTCGATATCGAGAACTGGATTGCCTCCGAGGTGGACATCGCCTTTGGCGAGCAGGAAGGCACGGCCTTCGTTTCCGGCGACGGCATCAACAAGCCGAAGGGGTTCTTGAGCTATACCAATGTGGCTGACGCCAGCTGGAGCTGGGGCAATATCGGTTACATCGCCACTGGCGCTGCGGGTGCCTTCAAGACGAGCGGGCCGTCCGACACGCTGATCGACACGATCTATGCGCTGAAGGCCGGACACCGGCAGAACGCCGCCTTCGTGATGAACCGCAAGACGCAGGCAGAGATCCGCAAGTTCAAGGATGCCGATGGCAACTACCTCTGGCGTCCGCCCGCTGTTGCCGGCCAGCAGGCCTCGCTGATGGGGTTTCCGATTGCCGAGGCCGAGGACATGCCGGATATCGGCGCCAACAGCACCTCGATCGCGTTCGGCAACTTTGCCGCCGGTTATCTCGTCGTCGACCGCACCGGGTTAAGGGTGTTGCGCGATCCCTACTCGGCCAAGCCCTATGTGCTGTTTTACACCACCAAGCGGGTTGGTGGTGGAGTGCAAAATTTTGAGGCTATCAAGCTCATTAAATTCGCGGCATCTTGAACAAGCGTAAGGCCGCCCTTTCTGAAAGGTGGCGACCATTCGCGCCGCGGTCTTCCCTGCCGCCGTGCGCGAGGGTGGACGCAGCTCCCCTCCCGCTGCGTCCACCCATTTTCCTGCCTCATCGCCCCACGGCATCACCCATCGGAGACATCCATGACCATCACCGAACTGGCGCCGCCGCTCGGCGAGCCGCTGACGCTTGCCGAGACGAAGGGTCATCTGCGTGTCGAGACCAGCGCCGACGACGCTTTGATTGCCGGGCTGATCCGCACCGTGCGCGACTATCTGGAACGGCAGACCGGGCTTTCGCTTTTGACGCGAACCTTCCGGCTCTATCTCGACGGCTGGCCGCCGGCGCGGGTGATTCAGATTGGCAGGGGGCCGGTGCAAACGATTGAAGCGGTTACGGTTTATGATGCGGAAGGTGCGCCCGTTGCCGTCGATGCCGCCGGGTTCGTGCTGGACGGACAGGCGCGCCCGGCGCGGCTGATCCTGCCGCGGCAACCGCAGCCGGGACAGGCGATCAACGGCATCGAGATCGATTTTTCGGCCGGTTTCGGAGCGGCCGGCGCGGATGTGCCTGATACGCTGAAACGGGCGATGCTTCTGCATGCGGCGTTGCTTTACGAATTTCGCGGGGCGGTCTTGCCGGACGATCAGCCGGCGGCGGTGCCTGCTGGTTACGATAGGCTGATCGCACCCTTCTGCCGGCGGGGGCTTTGACCATGGCCCGGGTTACGCTCGATCCCGGCCAGCTGTCGGCGCGGCTGGACCTGGAGATGCGCGACGATGCGGGTGATGGCCAGGGCGGTATCGTGCCGGGTTTTGCACCGGTAACGTCGCTCTTTGCGCGGATCGAGCCACTCTCCACCAACGAGGAGGAGCGTGCGGACGCCGAGGTGTTCACCGTGACGCACCGCATCTGAATCCGGTTTCGCGAGGATATCGCGGCCGGTATGCGATTTCGCAAGGGAACGCGGGTGTTTGCGGTCCGGACGTTTCACGATCCGGACGAGACGCGGCGCTATCTGGTCTGCCGTTGCGCGGAGGGTGGGCAATGAGCGCGGCGGCGGCCTTGCAGAGGGCAATCGTCATGACGCTTGCCGGTGACGCGGCGCTGACGGCGCTGATCGGGGCCGATGGGGTTCACGATCACCTGCAGGCACGATCGCATCGGCCATGCATTTTCATCGCCGCGATCGAGAGTCGGGACGCATCGACGGCGAGCGAGGCGGGAGAGGAGCATCTGGTCACGCTGGAGGTGCGCACCGGCGAAGGCGGCAACCGGGCGGCGCAAGAGATTGCCGCGCGGATGAGGGCGCTGCTCGACGACGTGCCTCTTGTCCTGGCCGGGTTCGTGTTGGTCAGTGTGTTGCATCGGCGCACGAAAACAGGCCGTGATGCCAAGGCCAAGGGGCATGTGGCGGAGATGCTGTTTCGGGCGGTGACGGAGTGAAGTTTCGCTCACTTGAAATGTGAATTCATCGGCGCCCCCTCGGGCGCCTTTTTCGTTTCGCAAAAGGATCAAAGACATGGTGGCGCAGAAAGGGAAGGATCTTCTCTTGAAGATCGACAATGGCGGCTCTTACCTGACGGTGGCCGGGCTGCGCTCGAAGCGGCTGGCGTTCAATGCCGAGACGGTGGATGCGACGGACGCGGAATCGGCGGGGCGGTGGCGGGAGCTTCTGGGCGGGGCAGGTGTTCAGCGCGCCTCGGTATCGGGCGCCGGTATCTTCAAGGACCAAAGCTCGGATGCGCTGGTGCGCACGGCCTTCTTCAACGGCGCCATCCTCAACTGGCAGATCGTCATTCCGGATTTCGGGACGCTGACCGGGCCGTTCCAGGTGACGGCGCTGGAATATTCGGGCCAGTATAATGGCGAGATCCTGTTTGAAACGGCGCTGGAATCGGCCGGTGCCCTCAGCTTTGCGGCGCTCTGATGATCGGGCGCAACACGGGCGTAACGGGCCGGGCCAACCGGCATCGCGGCGAGGTGGAGGCTGTCATCGGCGGCGAACGGCGCATCCTTTGCCTGACGCTCGGCAGCCTGGCCGAACTGGAAACCGCATTTGCGGCCGACAATCTGATGGATCTGGCCGCGCGGTTTTCCGCCGGGCGGCTGAAGGCGGACGACATGATCCGGATTTTGAGCGCCGGCCTGCGCGGCGGCGGCAATCTGGTCTCCGACGCGGATGTCGCCGTGATGAGCATCGAAGGCGGCATTGCCGGATTGGCGCGGCTGACCAGCGAACTCCTGGCGGCAACCTTCGGCGGCGCGGAGGACAGCGCAAACCCTTGAGTGCCGCAGCGGGCAAGGATGGTGGCGTGCCGCCCCCGTTTCCTTGGGGCCCGGTGATGCACACCGGGCTTTGCCTGCTGCGGCTTCCGGCAGCCGTTTTCTGGTCGATGACGCCGCGCGAGATGCAGGCCGCGTTCGGCGGGTTGCGGCCTGACACTGCGGTTCCGGATCGTTTTGGCATGGAAACGCTGATGGCGGCGTTTCCGGACCGAGACGGTGGATAGTCCTTTTCAAGGAGACAATGATGGAACGCGACGAGATCGGGTTTTCGGCGGCCGCCGATGATGCGGATGCCTTGAAGGATGTGCTCGACGATCTGGAGCGGCGTTCGCGCTCGTTCGGTTCGGCGCTGACAAGCGCTTTGGCCTCGGCGACGCGCGGCGGCAAGGGGCTTGAGGATGTGCTGCGCGGCGCCGGATTGCGGCTGACGGAGATTGCGCTTTCGGCCGGGCTGAAACCGCTGGAAGGGCTGCTCGGATCGGCTATCTCCGGGCTTGCCGGGAGCCTCAGTGGTGCAACCGCTTTTGCCGATGGCGGCGTGCCGGGCAGGGTGACGCCGTTTGCCGCCGGCGGTGTCGTTTCTACGCCGACTTACTTTCCGATGGAAGGACAGATGGGGCTCATGGGCGAGGCCGGATCGGAGGCGATCCTGCCGCTGAAGCGCGGTTCCGACGGGTCGCTCGGTGTGGCAGCCTCCGGCGGAGGTGCTGCGATGAACGTCGTCTTCAATGTGACGGCTTCCGATGTGCAGAGTTTTCGAAAGTCGGAGGGGCAGATTGCGGCGATGCTGACGCGCACGGTGGGGCGCGGGCGGCGGGGGATTTGAGGTTGGAAAGGCTGTTTTGTCGGCATCCCCATCACCCCAAGCTCATGCGGCAGCAGTGACTCTGCGACGTGAAGCCCCAAGGGAGGAGGCATGACTTTAGTTGGCGCGCAACTCTTGATCCATTGTGGCGGCAATGAAAGCCTGTCGGGCCTGGTCGGGCGTCATTTTCCGTTCCATCGCCAAGCGACAGCATCGAGCTGCGTTCGCGCAGATGTTGCTGCTCGGACTGGCCATGTGCCGACTCAAAATTTCAAAGCCTTGAAGAGGACCGCAGACCTTCTTCTCAATGCCGCCGTGAAGCTTGACGATCACCGGTTGCCACTGAATTTCGGTTGCATTGCAGATCTCATTCGGGTGCATTTTTCTTCTCCCGTAGTCGTTCCGAGAACGAAACGAAGGACGAAGCAATTTGTTCCCGGTGCGCTCATCCGTCACCCGTGGCGGCGCGCAGTCTCCAGCGCAATCGGCCGCGTGGACAGGTCGGCTTCGTTTCTTACTCCGCTTTGGAACAAATCTAAGAGCTGGCTGGCCAGCATCTGCCCCTCAATACTATCAGGACGGATTCCCAGCTCTCCACAGCGAGCATCAATCACGCGGCTCAGTTTCTCCATATCCTCCGAATCGAGAAAGTCGATCATGCTTTCACTCCCCAGCGAGACCATCTTATCGGCAGAATATCGGGAGTTTCGCTCATCTGCGCAAGAGGTGGAGAATGTAGAAAGTGCATCCGTTCCTCATGGATCGCGCAGCGTAAGTGCCACCCCCACACCTGCGGAGAGGGAGGGGGGAAGGATCAAGGACGCCGTCTCCGAATAGGTAGAGATAGACTGGGGCGTGTCCCTTCTTCGTCACTTGTGGGGAGAAAGTGGCCGACGGCCCGAATGAGGGCATCTGCCCAACCTCCCGCTATCCCTGAAGTTTCCCCGCCAACCGATTCACCTCACAACGGAAAATATCATGCCAACAGGATTTCACGAGGTCCGGTTTCCCTTGCGTCTGGCGCTGGGCACGAGTGGGGGGCCGGTACGGCGGACGGATATTGTCAGTCTTTCGAACGGGCGGGAAAACCGCAACCGGCGCTGGCGCGATGCGCGCCGGCATTATGATGCGGGCTCGGGGATCAAGTCGATCAGCGATCTCTATGCGGTGCTGGAATTTTTCGAAGCGCGGGCGGGGCAGATTTACGGGTTCCGGTTTCGCGATCCGCTGGATTTCAAATCCGGTGCGCCGAGCGTGGCGGTCACGAGCCATGATCAGGTGATTGGGACTGGCGATGGTGTGATGGCCGTATTCCAGTTGGTGAAGGCCTATGGCGATGCGGGTGGTGTGACCGTGCGCGAGATCACCAAGCCGGTTTTGGGCACGGTGGCGATTTCGGTGGGTGGGGTCTCAGCAGCGCCTGCCGATTTTACGCTCGATGCGGCCAGCGGGCGGGTGACATTTCTGCCGTCGAAAATTCCGGCAAGTGGCGCTGTGGTGACGGCAGGTTTCGAATTCGATGTTCCGGTGCGCTTCGATACGGACCGGATCGATGTGGATCTGGGGCAGTTTCAGGCCGGGCGCATTCCGTCCATACCCCTGGTGGAGATCAAGCCATGAGAACGCTTTCACCTGCACTTGCCGGCCATCTCGACGGCGACGCGACGACGATGTGCCATTGCTGGCGGGTGACGCGGCGCGACGGGACGGTGCTCGGCTTTACCGAGCATGATCACGATCTGCGCTTCGACGGCACCGATTTCTGGGCGGCCAGCGGTTTCCAGGCGGCCGACAGCGAGGCGGCAAGCGGACTGTCCGTCGAGGCGGGCGAGGTAACCGGCGGGTTTTCCAGCGTGGCGATCAGCGAGGCGGATGTGATTGCCGGGCGCTATGACGGCGCGAGAGTCGAGGTGTTTCAGGTGAACTGGCAGGCGGCCGACCAGCACATTCTGCTGCGGGTGCAGGAGATCGGCGATGTTGTGCGTGCGGGCGGCGCCTTTCGCGCCGAGCTGCGCCGGCTGACGCATCGGCTGGATCAGGTGCAAGGGCGGATTTACGGGCGGCGTTGCGATGCCGTGCTGGGAGACGGCAGATGCAAGGTGGACTTGAGCCATCCGGCCTATCGGGGCAGCGGCGCGATCGTGGCTGTTCTGGGTGAGACGCGGATACGGGTGTCGGGGCTCGATGCGGCCGTGGCGGGGTTTTTCCGGTATGGCGTGGTGCGGTTCGTGGACGGTGAAAATGCCGGGCATCGGTGCGACATCGAGGATCATCGGCGGGACGAGGATGCGGTGGTGCTGTCGCTGTGGCTGCCGCCGCCTTTGCCGCTGGCGGTGGGTGACGCTCTCACGGTGACGGCGGGGTGCGACAAGAGTTTTGCCACCTGTGGCGAGAAATTTGACAACCGGCTGAATTTTCAAGGGTTTCCGCATATGCCGGGGAGCGATTTTGCCTTCGGTTACGCCGATGGCGATGCGGTGCACGATGGGCGGGCGCTGTATGAGTGAGGTTATCCGGAAAGATCACCCCACCCCGGCGCTTTGCGCCGACCCTCCCCCTCAAGGGGAGGGTAACGGGGCCGCCTTTGCCGAGCGGATCGTTTCGGTCGCACGGAGCTGGATCGGGACGCCGTACCGGCATCAGGCGAGCCTGAAGGGTGTCGGCTGCGATTGCCTGGGGCTGGTGCGCGGTGTGTGGCGCGAAATCCATGGTTCCGAGCCGGAACTGCCGCCTGCCTATCAGCCGGATTGGGCGGAGCGCAGCGGCGAGGACCGGTTGTGTGATGCGGCGCGGCGGCATTTCGGGGTGGCGCTTCCGGTGGCGGAAATGCGGCCGGGCGATCTGCTGTTGTTTTGCTGGCGGCCGGAGCTTCCGGCCAAGCATGCCGGGATTCTCAGTACGCAAGACCGGTTCATTCATGCCTATGAGCAGGCGGCGGTGATCGAGTCGGCGCTCGTGCCCTCCTGGCGGCGGCGGATCGCCGGTGTGTTTCGTTTTCCCGAAAAGGTCTGAGGATCATGGCAACCATTCTTCTGCAGGCGGCCGGTGCAGCCCTTGGCAGCGTGTTCGGTCCGGTTGGGGCAGCACTTGGCCGGGCTGCCGGGGCACTGGCGGGATCGGCGATCGACCGGTCGATCATCAACGGCATGACGACGGTCTCCGGCGCCCGGCTGGGCGATGCGCGCATACCCGGTGCCGAGGACGGCACGGCGATCACCCGCGCCTATGGCACGGTGCGCATCGGCGGCACGCTGATCTGGGCGACACGGTTTGAAGAGGAAGTGCGTGTCGAGCGGCAGGGCGGCAAGGCGAGCGGGCCGCGGGTCGAGACGTTTCGCTACCATGCCAATCTTGCGCTTGGGATCTGCGAGGGCGAGATTGCCGGCGTGCGCAGGGTTTGGGCGGACGGGCGCGAACTGGACCTGACCGGGATCGAGATGCGGCTCTATCGCGGGACAGGCGATCAATTGCCGGACCCGCTGATCGAGGCCAAACAGGGGGCGGGGAAGGCACCGGCCTACCGGGGGCTTGCCTATGCCGTGTTCGAGCGCCTTGCGCTGGATAACTACGGCAACCGTATTCCGGTGATCCAGTTCGAGGTTTTGCGGCCGGTCGGCGCGCTGGAAAAGCAGATCAGGGCGGTGACGATCATTCCGGGCTCCAGCGAGCATGGTTACGATCCGGCCGTGGTCAGCGAGAAGACGGGTGCAGGCGCAAGCCGTCTGATCAATCGCAACGTCTTTCACGCGCGTTCCGACTGGCAGGCTTCGATCGACGAGTTGCAGGCGCTTTGTCCGAACCTTGAGCGGGTTGCGCTGGTGGTCTCGTGGTTCGGGACCGATCTGCGGGCCGGTCATTGCCGGATCGTTCCGGGCGTGGAGACTGCGGCGCGCGCTGGCGAAAGCCGGGCATGGTCCGTCTCGGGTATCCGGCGCGCCGGCGCCTGGCTGGTCAGCCGCAACAATGGCGGTCCGGCCTATGGCGGTACGCCAAGCGATGCGAGCGTGACAGCGGCGATCACTGACCTCAAGGCGCGCGGGCTGAAGGTCTATCTCTATCCCTTCGTGATGATGGACATTGCGCTAGGCAATGCGCTGCCGAACCCCTATGGCGGGACGGGGCAGCCGGCCTATCCCTGGCGGGGGCGGATCACCACGCACCCGGCACCGGGCGAGGCTGGCAGTGCCGACAAGACGACGGCGGCGCGCATGCAGGTGGACGCATTTTGCGGGACTGCTGCGGCAGCTGATTTTTCGGTTTCCGGCACATCGGTGACGTCGCAGGCGACGGACGAGGGGTATCGCCGGCTGGTGCTGCATTACGCGCTGCTGGCAAAGGCCGCGGGCGGGATCGACGGGTTCATCATCGGCTCGGAATTGCGCGGACTGACGCAGGTGCGCGATGGGGCGGGCGCGTTTCCGTTTGTCGAACGACTGATTGGGCTTTCGGCCGATGTCCGGGGTATTCTCGGAGCCGGAACCAAGCTGACCTACGCGGCCGACTGGAGCGAGTATTTCGGCTACCACCCGGCCGACGGTTCCGGCGAGGTGCACTACAATCTCGATCCGCTCTGGGCCTCGGCCGATATCGATGCGGTGGGGATCGACAATTACATGCCGCTGGCCGACTGGCGCGACGGCGACCTGTCGTTTGGCAATCCGGATGGCTTCCGGCTTGCAGAGGACGCGGATGCGATGCGGGGAATGATCGCGGCCGGTGAGGGCTATGACTGGTACTATGCCAGCATGAATGACCGCCGCGAGCGTATCCGCACGCCGGTTACCGACGGACTGGCCGCAAAACCCTGGGTCTACCGCTACAAGGATATTGCCAGCTGGTGGGGACAGACGCACCGCAACCGGATCGCCGGGGTGGAGCAGGCGGAGCCGACGGCCTGGGTTGCGGGCTCAAAGCCGGTCTGGTTTACCGAACTGGGCTGCCCGGCGATCGACAAGGGGGCGAACCAGCCCAATGTCTTTACCGATCCGAAATCGTCGGAGACGGCGGTTCCCTATTTTTCCAGCGGTGCGCGCTGCGATGCCATGCAACGGCGGTTTCTGGAGGCGCAGCACCGGTACTGGCAGGGGCCGGATGCACCCGCATGCCTGGACGGAGACCACATATTCGTCTGGACCTGGGATGCGCGGCCGGTACCGGCCTTTCCGGAAAAGACGGGGCTCTGGTCCGATGGCGCCAATTGGCAGACCGGGCATTGGCTGAACGGCAGGCTGGGTGCTGCGACTTCGGCCGACGTGATCGCAGCGGTGCTTGCCGATCACGGATTCAAGGACGGCGATGTCAGCCGCGTCGGCGGCGATCTGAGCGGTTACGTGCAATCGGAGCAGGCGCCGGCGCGCGACGTGCTGGAGCCTCTGTTGGCGGCGTTGCAGATCGACGCCGTCGAGGATGGCGGGACGCTGCGGTTCCGCTCGCGGATGAAACAGGCGGCGCAGCCAAAGGTCATTGCGGTGCTGGCGGATCGCGAAGACCAGGCGCTTTTTGAGGAGACGCGCGGCCACGACAGCGATTTCGGCAGCGAGGCCATTCTCGACCGGTTCGATCCGGAAAATGCCTATGAGCGGACGACGGCGCGGTCGCGCCGGGTATCGCCTGCCAATGACCGGGTGCTGCGGCTTTCGCTGCCGGGGGTGATGCATGAGGGAGCGGCGGCGAGCGCCGTCGAGGATGCGCTGCGGGATCATCAGGTGTCGCGGCGCAGTGTGCGCTTCTCGCTGTCGCCGGCGGCGTTGGGCCTGGAGCCGGGCGATGTCGTCGCCTTGGAGAATGGACCGGCGGGCAATTTCATTGTCAGCCGGATCGAGGATGGGGCGGTGCGTTCGGTTGAAGTGCGGGCTTTTGTGCCGGCGGGCGGTGGCGGGCCGGTGCGGCCGTCGCGGCCAGCCGATCCGCCGCGCGCACCCTCGGACGGGTTTTCGCCGGTGGTGCATCTGATGGACCTGCCGCAATACGAGGCAGGCGAGGCGCATACCTTCGCCCGCGCCGCCATTTTTGCGCGGCCCTGGCGGACAGTCCTTTTGTCTTCCTCCGCAACGGCGGAAGGCTATCAGGCGCGGGTGCGGCTCGATCAGCCGGCACAGACGGGCGTTCTGGTGGAGCCGCTCGGTGCAGGGGTCACCGGCCGGTTCGATATGGCGCAGTCCATCCTGCTCGACCTGCACTTTGGCGGTCTGTCTTCGGCCAGCCGTCTTGCCGTTCTCAACGGGCAGAACCGCATTGCCATTCTGGCCGGTAATGGCGTCTGGGAAATGATCGGCTTCCAGAGCGCAGACGAGGTTTCCGCCGGACGCTGGCGGCTTTCGAAACTCCTGCGCGGGCTCGACGGCACCACCGACGCAATGCTTACGGGCGCCGGTGCCGGTGCGCCGCTGGCCGTGCTCAACGCGGCGGTGAAGCCGCTGGGGCTCGGCGCCGGCGAGGCGGGGCGCGTCATGAACTGGATCGCCGAAGCCGGCGGGCAGACGGCGGCGCCTGCCGGACCCTTCAGCTTCACCGGTGGTCTGCGGGCACAGACACCGGTTGCGCCGGTGCATCTGCGCGCCCGGCGCATAGGGACCGGGGCGGTTCGCATCGGCTGGATCCGGTGCGCTCGCCGTAATGCCGACCCTTGGCTTGACGGCGATATCGCGCTCGACGAGCCGCAGGAACGATACCGGGTCGACATTCTCGGCGGCGGGATCGTCAAGCGATCCGCCGATGTGTCCGAACCGGTGTTCGACTATCCACCGGACCTTGAGATCGAGGACTTTGGCGTACCGCAGACGGCGCTTTCGGTGCGTGTGCGGCAGCGGGGCGAGACGGTTGCCTTCGGCGTGCCTGCGCAGGCGCTCCTCAGCCTGTAAGAACCGGCGGCGTGTTTGAAAACGAGAAACAAACCCACATCAAAAAAGGAGTCTCCTATGAGCGATTTGAAGATCTGGTATCTGTCGAAGACCGTCTGGGGTGGGGTGGTTGCAATTCTGGCATCCTGCGCCAATTTCCTTGGCCTCGACATCACCAACGAAGATCAAAGCGGCCTTGTCGACGGATTGACGGCTCTCGCCGCGGCGGCAGGCGGACTGCTTGCCATCTGGGGCCGAATTTCGGCCCGGACGCGATTGCGTTAGGCATTGCCCGCAACAGAGCAAAAGGCGGCGTTACAAGTACATTCATTTGCCATTCAGACTGTATCGGTTATTAAAACTGCAATCATGCTTCCCAGTCGAAAGTGCGTTCATGTCCTCACCCTTGATCATAGCAACGCTTGCAGCGGGCCTTTCCGGATTCGCGCCGCCGGCGATTGATGTGCCGTCGATGGTGGTCGCCGTGGATGGCGATTGTGGTCAGGCGGCCGCCGAAGTGGTGGCGGAGACGGGTGGTGAACTCCTGTCGGCACAGCCGACCGGCGACGGGAAATGCGTCGTTACGGTGCTGATCCCCGGTAATGGCGGCCGTCCGAAGAAAGTCACGATGCGGGTGCCGATGTAG